CCATAGGTCATGGATTAGGAGCTGTGCCTAAAGTAATGATTTTTAAAAGAAGAAATTCAACATCAGATTGGATAGTTTATCATGTAACAAGAGGTGCAACAAAATATATTGCTTTAAATGGTACAAGTACAGGAAGTACTTATGAGCCATATTTTGCAAACACAGAACCAACATCCTCTGTATTTACAGTAGATACTGCTGGAGATATTAATGGATCTAGTGATACATTTATTGCTTATCTGTTTAGTGAAATTAAGGGCTACTCAAAATTTTCTTCGTATATTGGCAACGGTTCTAGCGATGGACCATTTATTTACACCGGCTTTCGTCCAGCTTGGGTATTATACAAGAACACAACGACTGCGGATAGTTGGTTCATACACGACAATAGAAGACAAGGTTTTAATGATGATAATGAATACTTATTTGCAGATTTAGCACAAACAGAGGGTACTATTAATAGATTAAGAATTTTATCAAATGGATTTAAACCTATTGATTCTGATAAAGGTGTTAATAAATCTGGAGATACCTATATTTATTTAGCTTTTGCGGAGAGCCCTCTTGTAAATTCTAACGGTGTTCCAACAAATGCGAGGTAAATGTGTTACAAAAAATAGGATTTCAACCTGGTATAAATAAACAAATTACAGCAACAACTGCAGAAGGTCAGTGGATTGATTGTGATAATGTACGTTTTAGATATGGCACTCCTGAAAAAATAGGTGGTTGGAAACAGTTAGGCGATGATGCTCTTACAGGAGCAGGTAGAGGACTTCATCATTTTGTAAATAGTAAAGCCAGAAAGTATGCGATCATTGGCACAAACAGAATTCTATATGCATTTTCTGGTGGTGTGTATTACGATATACATCCTATTAAATCTACGACAACGCTTACAAGCGCATTTACCACGACCAACGGATCAACATCTGTTACAATAACTTTTAGTGGAGATCATGGTATAGGTGAACAGGATATAGTCTTACTGGATAATTTTAGTTCTATAACTAATTCTAATTTTGCAGCATCTGATTTCGATGATAAAAAATTTATGGTAACGACCGTTCCTAATGCTACAACTATCACGATCACAATGCCATCAGCAGAGTCAGGATCTGGTGCAACAACATCAGGTGGTATCAGGGTGCAACATTATTATCCTGTAGGACCAGCAGTGCAGGCAAAAGGTTTTGGTTGGTCTTTGGGAACCTGGGGTGGTGAGGTTGCAGGTGAGCCTACAACAACTATTACTGGAGCTATAAATTCATCAACCACAACAGGTATTATATTAGCAGACGTATCACAGTTTCCGGATTCAGGAACAAACTTTATAAAAATAGGAACGGAAGAAATATCCTACACAGGCATCAGCACATCTAATGAATTGACAGGTGTCACAAGAGAAGTCAGAGGAACAGACGCTGCATCACATGGTGCAGGAGATGCGGTCACCAGCACAACAAACTTTGTGGCCTGGGGTGAGGCAGCATCAGGAGACTTGGTATTAGAACCTGGTATGTGGTCACTAGATAATTTTGGTGACAAAGCAATTTGTCTTATTCACGATAGTGCCGTATTCGAATGGAATTCTGCAGCAGCAGGTGCAGAAAATACAAGAGCATCTATTATATCTGGCGCACCCACAGC